TCCGTCACCAGATGTGGGTGCAGAAGAAGAAATATGTTTTGTACCAGTAGCATTTGAACCGACTGTGTAGGTGTTTATTGTTGTGCCTGTAATTGTTCCGCCCGTAATAGCTACGTTACTAGCTGCCTGAGTAGCAATAGACCCTAAACCTAATGAAGTTCTAGCAGTCGCACCAGATTCTGCAACCCAATTAGCGCCGTCACCTACAACAAAGTTACCATCTGTAACAGCTAATCCTGAAATATCGTCTAGTCCAGCATCCCAAGCCTGTACGTCAGACCCAATTGCCACACCAAGGTTAGTCCTAGCAGCGGAAGCAGAAGAAGCCCCAGTACCACCGTCAGCTATAGCTAAATCAGTTGCTAAGGTTAAAGAAGATAAATGCGTTACAGCATCGACAATGTCTGTGCCATTGTTAATCAACAATATAGTCTTACCGGCTGGGACTGATACACCTGTTTGTCCAGAAACCTTTACAGTACAAGCATCAGCTAGACCATTATTAACTATATACATCTTCTCAATAGCAGGGACGGTTAGCACTCGTGCGCCATCCGATACACCTGTCAGATTAAGGCGCATGTGCCTAGCATCTTGTGTGGCGTTGGTGTTACTCAAAGTGAGCGTGATATCTGCACTTGAAAACGTAATGTCAGCAGTGCCGCATATAGCTTCTTCTAACGCTGTGCCTAGATTAGTATTAGTAACAATCCCCCATGTACTAAGGTTCTCACCTGTAGTCATAAGTTGGATTTTTAAATTACTACTATATGTACTTGCCATTTATAGCTCCTATGCTGCTATTTTAAGCCATTCTGGGTTTTGATTAGTCTCTATTTCTACCCAACCTGGTGTTTGTGAATCATCAATTAACTGCCAATTTGCATTTTGATCTGGGTCTATATTTTCCCATATCAATGGTGTCTTAGTACGTCCATAACCTACAACACCAACAGGATAAACAGTTGCTTTACCTTCTACATCTGCTTCACCTATACCACTAGTTCCAACTACACCCGTAACCTGGATAAAGTTTTGAGACCTAGTAGTTACTGTACCTAATCCTGCTGTAGCTTCTAAGCCTTCTGGATCTACGTTTGCTTTCGCAGTAGCAGTTACTGTGCCTACGGTATTAGCAGCTTGGACTCCTGTTACAGAAACCTTTATCTCTGTAGCTACATCCGTTACACCTATGGCACCCGTTGCTTCTAGACCCGTAACGCTTACGTTTGCTTTGGCATCTACTTCTATAGTGCCTATGGCACCAGTGGCTTCTAATCCAGAAGTATCAACATTTGCTTTGGCATCTACTTCAACACTATTTAGTGTGATATCAGCCTGTACACCAGACGGCTGTATTCCAGCATCTGAAGCAACACCAACGCTACTTATACCGCCAGTAGCTTCTAATCCCGAAGTTTCTACATTTGCCTTGGCATCGACTAGAACAGTGCCTAAAGCACCGCTAGCATCAACACCTGTAACTTCTACTTTCTTTATCGGTACAGCTACGGCTGTACCTAGTTCCCCTGTGGCTTCGACACCAGTAACCGAGACAGACTGATCAATCTGCCCGTAGCCCCAATATCCGAGGCTGTAACTCCCGTTACCCCAGTTACCGTCAGCAGCCATTTAACTTACGCGATACGAATAATAGCGTTCGATGCGTCGTTTGTTGGGAAGATAATAGTGAAGTCGCCGTCAGTAGAGGTCTTGTCTGCACCAAAGTCTAACACCGCAACAGCAGCATTTGTGAGTGTAGCCCCACCGATACCCGCAGCTGAAGGCGTGTTGTTGTAGATAAGCGCTCCACGAGCAGTAACGGATACGTTTGTAAATGTAAGGTCATCAAAGTCAGTAAATCCTGTACCTGTTGAAGCACTGGTATTTGTTGACGTCACACCTGCATTAGTAAGATCCGCACCGCCAGCTGTATAGTTTGTACCTGATGACTCGTTAGTCGCACTATAAGCGGTAGTGTTAGCGTCAATAGACGCAGATGATGTGTAAAGTGCTAGTTTGAAAGTGTCTCCGGTACTGGCCCTAAAGTCATGTACGGCAAGCAAAATCTCAGCCTTAAACGAAGTACACATTGCTTGGGTGATTGCCATGATTGGCTCCTTATGAATCTAAGATTGATATAAGTTCTGGATAACCTGCTTGTTTGAACTTGTTAGCCAGTGTTACGTTGTGAGTCCTTACGGCCTCTTTCATATAAAAAATTAGAACCTGTCTAATTTGATTCCTAAACGCTTCTGCTTGATCTCGTATGGCAGGGTGCGATTGGCTTCCAACAGAAATAATCTTATCTAAAGCCCGCTCTGCCACTTCTTCAGGAGTAAACCCACGACCACTTGTAGTCGCAACAGTTACGCCAGCTCCACCTAACAAAAACGAAAGTTCGTCTGTTTTCATACTATTTGACCGGATACCTTACTTGAGGAGTTCTATACATATCTTGACGGTTCTTAGCATCACCAAGCTCTTTGAGTAGTGCTAACGCTTCTTGGTAGCGGTCTATGTATATCTTCATGACATCAGCTTCTGCCTTCATAAACGTACCGGCTTCTACAAGTGAGCCATATAATAGAACCGCATCAAACTCGTTTCCTAGCCAAGATGTTCCTGCGTCTACAATAGACTCTGGGTAGTAGAAGTAATGTAACTCCACACCATAATTAGCATCAGGTGTTGGCCCTAAGATAAACGCATCCTCGTTAAATAGCCCGTAGTGCGTTGGTTTGCCTGTGTCTGTAGGGTCAGGAAAAGACTCTCTAATAAAGTTAACGTCTTTATTAAGTAAAAATTCCTGTGTGCTATCCGTATCAATAATAGACATAGAAAATACTGACAAGAAGTCAGCTGGCACACTTAGATACTTATCCCCAGACGTTGTAGACCCTGTAACATTCTTACGGAATTCAGGCATCTGGACGGTGTTGTATACCCGCTGCTCAGCCTGACGAATGAACGTGTCAATCTGTTCTTTGCCCGTAAAGTTTGTGGCAGCCCCAGAGGTGTCGTTTACCGACGTGTTAGGAAACGTATTTTCTACGTACCCCTGGATAGTCTCAAATAAAGTAGAGTAGTTCATTAGGCTGTTCTTTTGCTAAACCCTGTTCCTTTGGTAGCTGCACCAGCACCCTTCATCTTCTGTGTCTGTGTATTAGGCACATTGTTAGGGTATCCTGCTGTATTTGGTACAGGCACTTCTTTAGGTTGTGTATACTTGTTTGTGTCTTTCATGACAACTCCTTAACTAGTTGTTACCGTTACTGTTCCGACCTGTGCGTCGGCTTCTAAATTATCTGTCAGTCCTGTCAGTTGCAGTGGGTTAGTTAACCCTACCGGATTCCACCCCCATTGTATATCTCTAGACTGTTGATAGCTATTATCTGGCCTAGGATTACGCAAAGCCTGAGGATCATCCACAGGGTACATACCTAACTGATTCTGCGGTTGATCTGGTTCCCAGCATGTAGGACACACCAGAATGTTAGTGTTTTTGGTCTTGATTACTACTTCTTTTAGCTCTTTGAGCTTGTATCTAAACCCACACCGGTCACATTCTGCTATAGCCTTCTTGCCAGAAGCAAACTTAGTCGGCATATCTAACCTTAATACATCATCTGTCGAGGTGCTACTCTTAGAGAAGCCTTCTCTCTATCCTCTGCCGCAGCAAAATTCCACTGCTCTTCGTAAGCTAGTTTTAGCATTTCTATCCTGTTGGCAGCTTCAGGGAGTTTCAGTGACAAATAATAAGCCAGCCCAGCTACCATACAAGGTAGGAATCTAAACGGAATATCCTGAGTATTTACGCCATTTCCAGCATCTTGAATGCGACGTAGTCTCCAATATACGAAAGTATAGTTACCGTTGTCAGGGACAGGCCATACATTAATGGTAGGATACACCACTCCATCTGTAGGGTCCGTAGCACCAGATTGCCTATCCACCCATACCTGAATCGGTCTACCTTGAGAGTTCTTGTTAGGTATCGTTGAGTACCCAGAAGAGCTGATTCTACTGATATTGATGTCATTTTGGTTTGTGCCAGTGCCCGTACGGATCACATGATCTAGCAGATCAATAGTATCAACAGGAAGGTTATAAGTAATAGTGCCTTGCGTAAGGGCGATGCTACCTTGATCGACCGTCCATAAATTAATGCCACGATTAGCCCATTCTATAGTTAGTAAGTTTAAAGACCTACGTGCAGTACGCATATCATAACCCGTACGCAACTCTGCCCCACAACGCTCAAACGCCTCTTCTACAAGGTTATTGAGGTCTAGGTTAAATGTACTTGTACCTTTTGTAGCCATTTATTTTCCTAAACTACGTATTTAACAAACTGTGCAATGATGATGGCTATCACACCAAAAATTAAGTAGCCTTCGAACCGCCACATCTTTTTATCAAGTATACCTAGTTTTTCTAGTACAGCCGCGTATCTAGCAGCACATTCACGTTCATGGGCATCAAGCTGAGCCTGCGTTGTAGTAACCGTACCGGCCCCGTTTACTGCGGGTTTCCTAGCGGTTTTGCGTGGCGCTCTGCGCTTACGTGGTGGTTTTACAATGGTAGTTTCGCTTGATTTACTTGCCATGTCTTATCCTTTATGAATCGGCAGCCTCTGGTGTGTTACCCTCTGCTAACCACTCTAAGTATTCTTGATAGTCTCTGTTTGCTTCGTCAAATGGAATAGTTGCTCTATCAGATAATCTAATAATTGATTTTGTAGATTCAGTAATTTCGTTTGTTTCTAAATTTATTGTATTAGTCTTTTTATACACTTATAACTCCGAATCTAAAGCAAATGAATATGAACCAGTAGCACTTTGTTCATTTAAGAAACCAGTTGATGTTCCTAGAAAAATTGCTGAACTTTTACCTAAGTCTATAAGTGGGGTAACAGTAGTCCATACTATTCCAGAACCAAGATTAAAAGTAGGTGCTGCTCTTTTTTCAACTTTGTATATTAAATTTAACCAGTATTGCGATGTCGCTCTATACAGTAAAATTAAAGCAACAGACTGCCCACCGTTTATTACTGGGAATGCTTCAAAATATCTTTGACACAACGACAACTCAGTTCCATAAGGACGATGCTCAAACTCAGTAGCTGACTCACCGACCTCTAGTTGGACTCCTGTGACCTGCCATGTTGCATTAAGAGTAGTTGCTACTCCATTTTGTGTGTGACCATAAGCCCATTTACCAGAGCTATACGATCCCCAAGAAGTATTGTCTGTAGATGTTAGATCGCTTCCAGCGGCAATATGAAAAATAGGTTTTAATCCCTGCCCATTATCATTATTTATTGTCCCAGCTGTATCGCCATCAATTGTTATACTTTTCTTTTCCCAAGTGTTAGCAGTGTTGATTGTATAAGTAGAGCCGATTATTCTGCTACCATCGTCTTGATAAAAACTAACAGCATAAGTCCCTGTTACAGAAGATTTAACCCAAAAAGATAAAGTTAATTTTTTAGCAGATGTTGTACCGTATGCTAAATGTTGCAAAGTTTGTGCTTCTATGAGTTGTTGAACACCCATGTATTCATTAGACTCAAGAGTTGTTTCAGCAGTTGTAGTAGTCCATTTAAATGAGTTACTAAATCCATCAGGAGCATCAGTTGACTGTTCTAAAGTAATAGCTAATTGATCTGTATTAGACATAAAAGACGTAAATCTGTCTACCGTTGTGTAACCAGTAGATGTGCTACTTGTAGCACGCTGTGCAATCTGCATCGCACCGTTAATGATTAAGTTCTTACCTACGGTGTTGTAAGCATTAGGCGTAGTGCCATTGATCGACGTGGTTGTGCCGTTGTTAGAATCTAGTATTGTGTCTACTGCAATAGTGCTCATTAGTCAGGCCACCTTTGGTCTTGTACTACCGCAATAAAAGCGTCAATGTCTGCCGCTGCTGTAATCGCTGCTTCTAATCTGTCACATTCTGCCACAATAGCGGCTCTTTTTGTAACTATATCGGCGGGGATATCAACGTTTCTTTCTGACTTACGAATGACCATCCAGTCAGTCTGAGCCAGCATCGTACCAGCAGTATGTTTGACTTGATCCTTCCAAGTAGACTTTAGTCCTTTGGTAACTAACTGCTCAGTTGTATCAACCATGGCAGGTGGATCTTGCGTGTCATCAAGGACTTGAACATAAACAGGATCGCCGTTCTCATCAACCTCAGCACGATCCTCTAGTTCTTTAGGCATGTTGATATCACCATTCCAGTAGAACCTATCGTCTGCTCTTACTGGGTCATTAACCCACACGATGTTAATAGCTGTGCGTTCTGCCTCTGTTGAAAGTTGTAGCCAATTTGCTGGATATTGAATATCCATGTAGGTAAATGCTTTACCGATTCTTAAAGGCTTGTCATTTTGATAATACATAGTTACCTCGCTAAAGCGTTTTTAAAGGGGTTTTCCGCAAATGCTGCGTAAATGTAAACTGAACCGTTGGTGTTTATTGCACCATTAGTGCCTCTAATCTTAAAACCGTTAGATAAAAAGTCGTGATCTCTATTTGTTATATTGACACCTTCAGCGTTACTTGCATTAGGTAGTAAATAATCATTTACAGCGTTATAAGTGCTTCTTTCGGCATCAAAGATATACCAACTTTCAGTAGATGTCGTATGTTTTATTAACCACCAAGCAGGTCTAAAACCTGTGTAGATAAATGGACCATCAGTAGAACCGTTACCTGTGTAGCTACCAAATGCTGAGAAGCCTTCTACTGGGGCAAAAACGTAAGCTACATAAGTGTTAGTAGCTAAATTAGTTCCGCTATCAGTTCCTACTGTCAAGACATTAGCCGCAGGAGCAGTTGCATTGAGGTATGTAGTGTTAGTTGCACGAGAGATATTAAGGTTTAACAACATCCTTGTAGACGCTGGGTTTGTGTTTGAACCAACGTGGTACATGAACCAATTGTCTACAGCACCTGTTTTAGTTTTAAAAATCATCATTTCAGGAACAGAGCCAAGACCATGATAAACAGTCCCATTACTTCCCGTTCCTGAATAAGTAACTATTGAAAGACCTGATGTCGTGTTAGCTGAGTAGGTACTAGCAATTGAAGCCCCGTTTGTTCCAGCAGAGTTAGTTACTCCAGAACCATTGG